CGCACAAAAAAGCCCCACAACGCTTGCGCGTTGCGAGGCTCTGAGATGTGCTTCAATGTGTGTGGGTGATTAGCCGCGAACGTATGCGGTCAGGATCGCGTCGAACTCGCGCTTGTCGCCTTTGCTCAGGATTTTCTTGCCCAGCAACTCACGTGCACGATCCAACACGCTCACGTCGCGCTCGACCTGTGCGATGGCGCGCTGCTCTGCGTTGGGCTTCGCCTTGCGCGCCTTGACGTGCGCCTTGACGGCCTTGACGGCGGCCTTCGCGTCAGCCTGCGCGCCTCGGAACGCTACGTGGGTGTTGATCGTTCCGGCGGTTTCGAGCATGTCGGCCACGCGTGTCCAGCGCTTACGTGCGCTAGGCTTCATGCTGTCGCGGCTCAGCTTCGCTGCGACCGTGGCCTTGGCCTGCGCCTTCGTGATCGTGCCTGCGTCGAGGTCTGCGTTGAAGGTTGCTACGGTGAGGCCAGATGCGTATGCTTGTGCGTTGAATTTGGTCATGGTGTCGTCCTTTCATGTGCGCCTTTCAAAGCGCGGTGATACTTCCCGAAAACCGAGAAGCAGTCAGCAACAGCCGACACCACAACTTGATCCTAGTAGGTTTCCTACTTTCGCAGGCGCACGGGACGACGCATGAAACATGCGCACGTAACATGCAGACATGACATGCGAACCCAATTTTGAGCCGTGAGCTCAGCAAAGCTCAAAACGTCCGCGCACGTGAAACCCTGCAAAGTCCCTTCCTACGGGACAGAAATCCGCGCAAAATCAACATCATAGCGCGATTGGTGACGAGATGGTGACGAAAATCCGCTACGGGGGGCACTACCCCGACCCCCAAAGTCGAAATCCAGCAATTGCCATCTCCGGCTACCCGAACAATCTGAGCAAATTTGAAAACGTCAGGATGAAATTCAATGAAAACAGCAAGCAATTCCACTGCACTCTCAAAGCTGGGCAAAAACGACACCCAACCTTTGACACCACAGCAAGTTTCGCAGCTACGCCGCCGCTTATTTGAGAACGTAGACAACCAAGTGGGAGAAGCTCACGCAGTAGTCATGGGCCAAAAGCACTGGTCGCCCACACAGGCCCGTGTATTCGCCACAATGCTCAACAAAGTCATGCCAGACCTCACTGCCAACTTCGTGCAGCACGAGCACAACATCTCTGACAACCCTGAGAAGATGTCTCGCGCCGAGCTCGAAGCAATAGCCTCTACAATGTCCAACATCATCGACGCTGAGGAAGTAAACGAGGAAGAAGAATGAGCCTCACACCCCAAGACGCCGCCAAACACCTCTTAAAGTTACGCAAAGCGGAAGAGAGTTTCCTCGGCTACGTTAAGATGCAGTACCCAAATTGGGATTTGCCCGACTTCCACCTTAAGATGATCGACGCGCTCGACAGATTAGAGAAGAACACTCTCACGTCCCACTTCGGGCTCGACGAGGCCCAGCGCCGTCGCACTGAAAAGGTCAACGTCCGCAATCTTCTCATCACAATGCCGCCGCGCCACGGCAAATCCACCTACGGCTCTGTCATATTCCCGTCTTACTTCATGTCGAAGAAGCCGACGCGCTTTATGATGTCCACATCTTACAACTCTCAACTCGCCACCGACTTCGGTCGCCAAGTCAGAGACCTTTCCAACGAGCCCATCACCTCACAAATATTTCCAGACTTCGAAATGTCTGCCGACAGCCGAGCCGTAGATCAGTGGCGCACCACTCAGGGTGGGGCGGCCTATTTCATCGGCGTCGGGGGTACAACTTCTGGACGTGCTGCTAATCTCCTACTCCTAGATGACCCGCTCAAGTCCCGCGAGGAAGCCGAGAGCGCCACCCAGCGCAACAAGATATGGAACTACTACGTCTCTGCCCTATCAACCCGCCTTCAACCCGACGTAGACAACGTACCGCCCGCCCAGATCGTTATCCTCACCCGTTGGCATCCCGACGACCCTGCGGGTCGCCTTATGCAGACGGAAGATTGGAAAGAGGGGCGCTGGCTTCACATCAATTTCCCGGCCATCGAGGAAAAGCAGATCAAGGGTGAGCACGGCAAGACGAGCCGCACATCTTTACCCAAAGACGACCCGGAATATCTGGCGCCCAACGAGGCATCAAAGATCAGCCCGTCTAAGCGCTACGTCCGCAAGGTAGAGCGTGCGGCCTTGTGGCCCGAACGCTTCACCCTTGACGACTTAGAGCGCCGCGAACGTCTAAACCCCCGCGAATTTGCCAGCCTCTACCAGCAATCCCCCTACATCCAAGGCGGTAACTTAATTAAGTCCCACTGGTGGCGCACATATCCGGCTGACATGCGCCCCGAACGCTTTAATTCTCTCATTATCGCCGCTGATACGGCCTTCAAAGCCAAGCAAACGAGCGACTACTCCGTAATGATGGTGATGGGCCTTGACGCTACGGGTGATATGTACGTCGTAGATGCAGTCCGCGAGCGGTTTGAGTTCCCAGACCTCAAGCGTCGCATGATTATGTTGAACAATCAGTGGCGTGGTCGCGGCCTACGCGGCATCTACATCGAGGACAAGGCTAGTGGGCAGTCGCTTATCCAAGAATTAAGGCGTGAGAGCGGCATATCGGTCGTTCCCTACAAGGTCGGCAGCGATAAGGTCACGCGCCTGTCTTCTGTGTTACCTCTCATTGAGGGTGGGCGTGTCTTCATACCCGATCAAGCGCCGTGGCTCGACGCTTTCTACGACGAGTGCCAAACATTCCCATCAGGTACGCACGACGACATGGTTGACGCTCTGTCTATTGGCCTCGACGTGCTCGCGCGCACGCCGTCACATGGTGATTATTACGTCCCGCCACCAATCGGTTTCAAGGACGACAGGAGTTCTCTCTTTTCAGTACAGTCTGACCTTAATGCCTCTGGGTCTCGATGGAGTGGTTGGGGTGAATAAGGACGACGCGGCTCTGTGAAGGGGGATAAATGATCCTATGAGTGCCAACATGACCAATTATCGCGCAGAGTTCACACCCATCGACGACGGTATCGTTGTTGATTTGAGTGAGCACGCTGACGCGCTTATGTCCTACGAGGACATATCTTCTCGCCTGACGGACGATCAGGAGCAACGCCTCGTCAACTACGTCAAGTCTGCAATGCAGATGTCCTACGACCGCATCTCCAAGCGCTACGATCATTGGACAGAAGCGGACAGGGCGCACGACGTTTACGTGAAGCCGGGAACAACTAAATTCAAAGAGAAGGCTGTAATCGCGGACACCCGCGCCATAGCTGACACAGTACAAACTTACCTCATGGCTGCACTGACGGGACGGAACCCTATGTTCCAACTCGAAGGTTTGAACCGTGGGTCTCGCAAGTCATCTCAGATCATCGAGCGCCTACTCCACCAACAGATGCGCCGCACGGCGGGAGAGGCCCGAATTGCACAACACCTTCTTGACTGCATCAGATATGGCTACGCGCCAACGAAAGTTACTTGGAACGCAAGCAACCGAACAAACGAGATTACCAACTTCGACCCGCGTCGCGTATTCCACGACCCCCGCGTCCAGTGGGGAGATTGGGAGCGGATGCAGTACATCATCTTCTCTGATTTCTCATCTTACGACGCTCTACTACAGACGGGCATGTACCCCAAGCTCACTGAGTTCCCCGCGCTCCGCAACCGCCTCACACCTCCGGCTGGTGGGTGGGACGGACACAAATGGCATCAAGAAGCCGGACGCGGATTAAGCATTGATCCTATGGAGCGGAACCGTCGCGGCAGTGACGGCGCCTACTTCACCTTGGGCGACAGCCGCGTAGTAGACGAATGCTGGATACGGCTTGCGGGCTACGAGATTAATCTACCCCAACTCGACCACCTTTACATGGTCGTCACAGTCCTCGACGAGGGCGTAATCATACGGGCCCAGCTTAACCCTTACGGGCGTCAATTCCCTACGGTCATAGGTGGCCTCTACCACGACGCTCACAAGAGCTACGGCCAATCTCTTTACGACCTCATGCTACCGCTACATGACATAGCTACGTGGCTGCTTCGCAGCCGCATCGACAACGTGCAGGCTGCTCTGTCCAACTTGATCTTTGCTGACCCCACACAGGTCGCCATCAACGATCTCGTAGACCGCAACCCTCACGGCATCGTGCGGACAATGCCCGGTGTTAAGCCCGGAGACGGCGTATTCATTGCCCAAGTCCCAGACGTACCACGCGGCCACTGGAACGACATTGGCGCTATGTCTGAAATGAAACAGCGACTATCTGCTGCATCGGACGCCCAACAGGGTATGCCTACCGCCGAAGGCGGCGTGCGTACTGCAACAGAAATTCAGCGCCTCACCCAATTGGGTTCTCAGCGTCTCGGCGTATTGAGCCGTGTGATCTCTGCTACATCAGTACGTCCAATGGCGCGCATGATGGTCTCGAACATCCAAGACTTCTTTTCTCCTGAGGGGTCTATCCGCATTGGCGACAACGACAACGCCACTGACGTTAAGAATATGATTAAAGACGGCTACCTCGACTTCAATCTCCAAGACATCCAAGGCGAGATTGACTACCTCGTCGTCGATGGCACTCTTCCACTAGAGCCCACTCGCAATGCCGAGACATGGATCAACATGCTTCGCACGCTCAACGACACTGGCCTAGCTATGGAATACAACTCCGGCAAGATAGTCGAAGAGGCTATCCGTAGCATGGGCGTCTCTGACCTTGACCAGTTCAAGATCAACAAAGAGCAACAGGCCGAAGGCCCAACGCCATCTCAACAGATGATGATTGCGGAGAAGGCGCGCGGTGCATCCGTACAGCCTCAAGGCCAGATCGACGATGAGGTCAAGAAGGGCAACCTAGTACCAATGAGGGCAGGCAAATGACGCAACCAAGCAGCAAAGTATGGGCCACCCAAGTACAGCCCGTAGTGCGCGAGTATATCAGCGCTTTTTTAAATGAAGAAATAAAACCGCTAAGGGACGACGTGGCCGCACTTCGCGGTGCATTATTAAGCATACGTGAGAGCGGACAGTCAGACGTAGGCCAACTAACGGCACGAGTAAATGACGTAGAAGACCTACTGAGTATGTCCACATCTCGAATTGCAAAGCTGGCTCAGTTGGCAAGTGAGGATTAGAAATGGCACGCACACGCGTACCCAGTGAACAGCTAAATTTCCGTAGTGCTAACACAGGCACTTCGCTTCTCGACACGTATCTCGAAGACGCAGAGATGGGTGGCCTCGCGCTATCTGTCCTTATGAACAAGTTGTTTGATGCTGCCACAGGTGAGATAGACGCCTTCACCTTTACATACGATAACACGGCTGGCGCCGAGAAGATGAACCTTAAAATTGGCGAGGACGGCTTAACAACCGAAATCGCCTCGTTCACGCAACTCTTCGCTGACCTCAACAACTTTAAGACGACTGCCCTATCAGACATGGGGGTCAAGCAAGATGCTGCCGCTCTTTCAGAGACGAACGCCCTTGCGAGCGAGAACTCTGCACTAGCAGCGAAGGGCGCATCAGAGGCCGCCCAAACAGCAGCCGAGGCGGCTCGTGACCTTTCCTTGACCTATGCCAACCAAGCCTTTGCCACCACGCCAACAACTATCGGTGAGAATATTCTCATCTCGCAGTTGTTTGGCAGCCTATTCAACGGGAGTAGTCTAAATGCCTAACATCAGTGTAGCTGACCAGCAGTCACTAGCGAACGAACTGTCGAGCCGTTTGCAAGGTTTAGGTGCTTCCACACCTAACGCGGACCTTGTGTACCTCACGAGGATGATCGAAATTTTCAACGGCGCTGCGAACCTTAGCGCTGTTTCCGCTGAGGGTACTACTCAGATCAATGCTGTAACTGCGCAGGGTGACACCGAAGTTGGCGAGATACAGCTAGAAGGTTCAACACAAGTTACGGCGGTGCAGAACGCATCACTTACAGAGCAAGCGGCTCTTAACGGCCTACAGACAAGCATCCAATCGGCGCTCAACGCCTATCAGATGTCACCGTCTAAGGTCTTTTTCCTGTCACAATCGTAGAGAGAAATAAAAATGGCAAACGGATTATTAGGCAAGAAGGTCGTAAACGCGCGGGATACGGAAGTAGTCTATACCGTTCCAGCTTCTCGTACCTCGACATTCAACCTCAACGTACTGAACAACGGTAGTAACGCTGCTACTGTAAACGTGTACGTTTCGGACAAGGTATATCAAACACGGGATTTTGAGGATTACCTCGACCCCTTGGCCTACAACAAGACATGGGTCTCTGCTGATACAGACAACACCCTCGGCTTGATTGGCAAGAGTACATCTAAAATGATGACCGCTCTAAAGACCACGCCTGTTGAGCCATCCGCTGCGAACACGGCATCGAACCCCATCGCTGGAAAAAAGATTGAGACCCTTCAAACAGCAAATGCTGATGGCAATCACTTCTTAGTGAGCAACCCATCGGCGGTGGGAAATCCGCTCCCATTCTACAATGGCGGCGAGCTTTATGTCCGTTCTGCGCCTGACGGCAGCGTCTACACATTCGATAATTATTTCAGCGGTGGTGCGGCAGCTACGGCTTCTTCAAGCTACGGGCAGACGGCTACGGACAACATTCTTTGGGCTACGAACCAAGATGGCGCGTTTGCTCTGTCCTACGTCCAAGGTGTTCCCGGCGGCGCAGGCTCAGTTGTAAACTCTATTGCAGACTA